CTGAAGCCGTACCGATTGTTAATGCAATAGAAGATTCATTTGGAAGATGGGTTAGTGTTTCAGTACCACCACTAGTTAATTCACACCAGTGGTTGCTATTTCTATGGTAAAGATTTTTATTGTCAAATATGGGAAACGGTTGACCTACTCTAAAACGTCCGAACGCATCTAAATGCGCTCCATCTGTTATAGAGATATCGTTTCTAGGTACTGCGTAACCTTGAGTCATTAACTATTCTCCTGCCCAAAGATTGAAAAAGATAGATTACTAGAGCTAGAATATACACTGACAACATCAGTTGTAGCCAAGCTTAAACCTATGGTGGCGATAAAAGTGTTGTTTCCAGTAATAGGCACGTCATAGTAAACATACTGTTCATTGCTTACAGCAGCACCAGCTTGTCTAATCGCAACTCTGAATGTCGCTGATCCACCACCCCTATTACAAACAATAAGGGAAGAGCAGACGGTTGCAACGTTTGCTGGTACTGTATACAATGTGGTTAAAGTTGTAGCAGCAGGTGCGCTTTGCCCTAGAACTTTTAGAAATGTGGACATACTAACCTCCCATTAATAAAAATGGTTGTGTGTAATCGGTCTCTTGTAAAGGTAAAACATCAACCTTTAATTTCAAGGTATCTATTTCGCTAAAACCATTTCTAAGTACACGAATTAACTGACTTAGATATTCTTTTTCAGACATATCCTTAAAAGAGGTTGGTTCAGGTAATCTTTCCATCGTATTATCTCTTTCCGTCTGGTTGAATGTTTATACGAGTTTTACCAATTTCGTAGTCTGCGTTAGTTGCAGTTGATTCAAATTTCAAAGCCATTTGTCTTCCTCTTGCACGCAAACTGATTTTATTATTAGAATCATCAAAATAATATGGACCTTTTGTTGTAACGGTACCTTCTGGGTGAGGGTATTTCTTAACTAGAACTGAAATCAGTATATTCTTATTTGTATCTAGTTCGATATCAGGAATGATCTTATCTACGTACATTAGACTGTCACCATCGTCTAAATCAAAATAACCAGAAGTAATATAAGATGTCATTGGTGCAGCGTCATCATCGTAGCCTTGCTCGTGCAAGAATAAGCGACCAGAAGCATTTACAGCGTATGGTCTTTCAAATACACCTTTATCAATCCAAGCAGTTCTCTCCATAGTACCAATATCCCACACACCATCTTTGTAATTGTATTTTACATAATTTGAATTTTCAGAACTAGAATATAATGGATAGAACCACCATACTTCGTTAAACTCTTTATTAATACCGGTAACTATTTTTTCTTTTTGAGCAAAGTTTATTCGGCCTAGACTATCTTGGGCAAAGATAAACTTACCAATAGTAGAAGGTAAAGATCTAACTACACCATCGTAGATATAGAAACCGTCAGTTCCGATCCAAACAACTACACCGTTTATGTCAATAAAACTATGCGGTGAAGTAATTGAGATATTTGTCCCGAGAGGAGAGATAGCGAAGATATCATTACCTCCTACATAGCGCATTGAATAGACATCTGTTTCTGTGAAAATGACAATCTCGGAGCGTGTTTGAACAGCTCCTATAATGCTATTGCCTTTAGGGAGACGGTATTCACCAGCTGTATTAGTTGCTGTGATTGTCCAACCTGTTAAAGATTCTCCTTCAGCCCACCTAATTATAAGAGGATCAAAGACACCAGTTGCTGCTACCTCTGAACCAAAAGCGATCAGATGTCGAGATGGCTGTGCTACAAGTATGAAGGAGTTCTGTGTAGGGGCGTTAGCTATTGTTTGAAGTCTAGTTGTAACACCGTTGGTCTTATCCCATTGATAAATCTTACCGCCTCTAACGCAAGCTAAAAGATCTTCACCCCAAGTATCTAGCGACCACTGACGCATATTAGAGGAACCAACACCAGCTCTAGGTCTATTCCAACCTGCACCGCCAGCTCCAGCTGTACCCCAAGAACCCCCACCCCATCCAGTTATTCCCTCGTTGCTCGCAAAGCCTGTCGGCAATAGATAGTCAATCACTAAAGCACCACCAGCCAAAGAGACAGCACTTGTTGCTGCAACTCCAGCATCTATTCTATAGTTTTGAGAATCAATCACAGAGTAGACTTCATAGGTTCCTGATAAAGTAATGCCTCCAGCTGGCGAAGCTTGAGAAATTACATCAATAAAATCTCCAACTACTAGACTATGGGCTGTATGTTTTATGGTAACTAACGTTGAATTTTCAATGCCAAAGGCCGACGCAAACGCATTTGAGAAGCTACGCACTGAAGTAGAAATGGCATTGGTTAAGTTAGCAGTAGTCCTAGTAGGAGTTATATCGAAAATCTGATTGTTAAATAATAGCTCAGCTCTTTGTTCCGAAGCTGTCGCTAAATACTTTCCACTGTCTAATGCTGTCCAAGTCAACATAGCACGTATAGAACCTGTAAATAACAAAGAGTATTTACTTTCACTAAACGCAGAAGAAAAAGCTGAAGAAAATGCACCTTTTTTCTCGGATTGTTCTATATTCTCAGAGACCCAACCACCTAATTTAGAGGGCGTGGAGTTTTTAAATCTGATCTTATCACAGTCAACCCAACCACCTTCAGCCAGATACTCAGTTGTATCTTTGCGAATTCCAGGTTGAAAGGTAATAGCTTTTAACATTATATTATCCTAATTAGGTTGGTCCAATAGCAATCCAACGAAAAGCATATGCTGCTCCCTGCTGATGGTAGAATCCACATGAAGCAGCTGCGTAAGAATAGAATGTCACAGCATATTCAACATTTGTGTACTCTGAACTTCCCACGACAGCGTATGGAGCTCCACTAAACGCTGTGCCAAAAGTGAGAGTGCCAATTGTCCCAACTGGAGCGTGTGTACCCCATTGAACTGTGACAGCACCTAGTACTAGTTTTCCAGAAGCTCCTGCGGTCACTCCCAATAAAGCCGCCATATTAGCAGGTGTAATTGCTCTAGTAGTGTCCACACCAGCGATAGCTTCCGCATTAGTTGCTAACTCGACTTTACCTGCTAATGTATCAGTGGCTGCTGCTACTTCAATAGAAGGATTACCTGCAACACCATCACCATTTGTAACCACTACAGAAGCTGAACTTGCAGCAATAGAACGTCCAGTAAAAGTATCTGCTGCTGTTTGTGTCAAAAGACCAGCGGTGTTATGTGCGGCTAATGCAGCTAAGGTCGCATCATACGCTTGAACGTTTGTCCCTATTGCTACTCCAAGATTAGTTCTAGAAGTCGCCGCATTAGCTACGTCAGACAGATTATTTGCGGCAAATAGTGCACCTGATTGGACTATCTCGTATATATTAGTACCGCTTGTATAAACCATTGCAGTTTTATTAAGGGTGAAGTCGATACCAGATGCACCGCCAGAAGGCTTAACAGTTATGGTGAATCCACCTGTATGAGCTGCTCTTATAAGATAGATTTTTTCAACAGAGGGGACTGTTAAAGTTATATTAGCAGACACTGCTCCAATAAGTTCTAAGACAGCATGTCTTGCAGAATCAGTCGCACCATTAGCAGCTGTAGCTGAGATATCTATATTAGATGCGCCAGTACAGTTTATGGAAATAACACCTGTAATTGCTTCTTCAAAAAGATCGATCACCTGTTGATTAACTACTTGACCCCAAGTATTAGGATTGTCATTATCACCTTGTTTAGTGATTCTTAAATTTGTTGTGTATGTGGAGACTATGATTGCACCATTAGAACAGGTACTCTGTTCCCTTTCCTTAAGTTTTCTTTTGCTGTTAAAATTTGTAAATTCTGAGAAACATGCAAACCAGAACCATACTTACCTTGAAGTGGATATATATGATCAACATGGTGCTGAATTCCCGTTTGTCTTGTCAATTCCTGAGCTCTTTTATAAATTTGTTCAATTTTAGACTTCTCTCCAGCCACTAAATTAAATATTTGACTTCTCTTTTTTAATATACGACGTTTAGCTTCATTTGCTGTTCTTTTGTACTGGTTTTCTTTTACCCAAGCCAATTGTGTTTGTTTTTTGCGTTCCTTGTTCCTATAGTACCATTCCCTACTCTTAGCTAGTCGCTTCTGGTAGAGTTCAGGATTGTTCAGAAGACGTAAACGTTCTTTCTCGCGAGCCTCTGGATTACAGATCGTAAATGCTGTTCTAATACTGACACCGGTACGCTCAGCAATTTTTCGATAAGAAAGTTGTTTCTTTCTTAAAGCCTTTATAGTTCTAACAATTTTTTTAGGTGTCTTTTTAGACATATCGCTCTCTATGTGTTTGTATTGTTAGTATGCTTTAAACTGTTTGGACCACCATCTGGATTGCGTGGCACAGATCCGTTATCTCGCCTAGTTCTAACTCCGCTTGTATTCCATGCTTCTTTCAATGAACTGTAGGCTTCCGACCATACTCTAGCTTGATCAAAAGCTTTCATAAACAGAGCAACTTCCACTAGTGTAGCAAAGTATAACATATCAGCACAGCTAGTAACAAAATAGTTAGTCTGGTTAGACGTAGAAAGTTTAGTTGGTTTTGATGTATACTTTATTTCGTAGGCATAAGTGGCATCTGGAGTAGGCGCAAGTTTAAATTGCGTCGAAGAAGAATCTGCATAGTATTTTGGCACGCCTGTCGTACTTTCATTAGGCCAATAATTAGTTAAATAATCTTCTAGCCGTTTCTTTAGAAAGTATTTATTACTACCAACAGTTATTGTTATATAATTAGCAAACTCGTATCCTGTAGGCTTAGTTAGCGTACTCGATCCAATAACAAGGGAACCAGTGGATTTAATTTCTAAATCAGGCAAATCAATCTCTTTAAAAAGTAAATCTTCTGCTAATGCGATTGCTGTAGGCAGAAAATTAGCCAACTCAGTGCTATCATCTTCGACCATATCCACGATCGCTTGAACAAGTGTATTATAGGTGGTAATTATTGCCATTTTGTTACTCTACGTGTTTGTTACAAAAATTATTTAAAGGACATGTTTTACATTTATGTTTTTTTAAAGAACAAATTAACTCTACTATATTAAAATATTTCAAGCACTTAAAACTATTACAATGAAACCATAAGCATAAGTCGCCTTTGAAATATTTTATAAATTTCGCCATATCTTTCTCCTAAAACAAAGTATTAAGTACCTACTGGATAAGCAGGTCGACTAGGCAGAATTGCCAGCGTGCCGTTTATCACTGCCCGCAAATCTGCAACATAGGTCTGCCATTCAAGCGGAAAAACCACACCGGCTTTTATGCAGCGTATAGCAACCAGATCAGAACCCTGTAATGCTTCGTAAGCTGCCAGCTTAAGCGCACTGGATATTTCTGCCGCAGTTTTTGTTCGGGTTTGCCAGACTTGCGTATGGGTGCTGTCGATAATATATCCGGTTACAACAAGCGCCGGATCTACCGGTTGCGGAGTTTCGGTTATTTTGGTTAACTCTGGAATAGCATCTTTATTCCAGTTAGCCGGATATTTAGTGCCTTCGAGCGAGTTATAGGCATCTGTATCCTGGATTATTTCATTATTGGTATTTATATACACTTTGTTTTTCCCTTTATCTGAATGAAAGCGTCATTAAATCGCCTATGCCGTAGAAAGAATTAGCGAATGTTACTGTAGCCCCTGTGCCGGTTGCGTCTGCCGTAAACTGTTTCATAGCACCTGAGGTGATCACAGTATTACTTGTACCACCGTAATTGTCAAACTGTTCAACAAGACCACCAGTACCAGACCATGTAGCTGATGACGGCGTATTTGTCCGCCCGCCGGAACTAGTAAGTACCACCCCATCTTTTTTTGCATTAAATGTGGTAGAAATTACATTTGTATCAGAAGCTGTTGCATTGCTGGAAAAGTAGGGGGTAGCAGAAAGCAGGTCATGCACTGTCCATACGTTTCCATTACAATAACCAAGCCCGCCGGCATTGCCGTAGGCTTGGCAAGTTGCAGTTGTACCTGTGGGAACTTTAGCGATAAAAGCTGCACAGCTCCCGTAATTTGTAATACGTTCTAAAAGTTTTGTAGCGGTTATACCTCCGATAGTCGCTGTCCATGTTGAGGGCTGATAACCGCCAAAGTTTGATTCGGTATGCACAAAGAACACAACCCATC